GAAATGCGAAAGACAATCTGTGATGCGTGGGACGCTTACGGTTGTCCTCCACGAACTGGTAAGAACGAAGAAGAAATAATCGAAGCATGGAACAAACTTGAGAGTTATCCTGTTCGTGATTTCGAGCGTGACGATGAACTCTCTGACATTCCACGGGATGTGATCGTGAACAAATCACGAATGGGTGTGGAAGCAGATCAATTCTTTGACAACTTGTTCAAGACACGAATCAACTACACCGAAAAGGATAATGGCTACTCCATCTATGACTTGGTGTCAGATCCAGATCGTGAGGAGCAATTCTTTAAGGGATGTAAGCGGCACTTCCGTCGTGATTCGTTTTATAGTTTTGCGTTGTCAGCAATCAAGAACGACAAAAAGTATGCTGTGATTGAAGTGTCGTCTGGTGTGGAGTGGTTGGAAACTTTCTTCTCGACTCCCGACTTGTTCATTGGTAAAGACTTTATTCTAGAGCAAGTCAAGATTCGTGATGGGTTGAACTCTGGTTACTTCCAACTGGAGCAATCAAAGATCCTGCAAGTTACACGAGAAGATGTCCAGCGATTCAAAGACTCTGGACAACTTCAGTATCGTCATCACTCAACATTCGATATCGAAAATATGCCGGATGATAAGGTGTATTCGATTCGCATATACGACAAGGGAAAGAAGGTCTTTCCTACTAATTTCAAAGCGTTCCGGATTGGTTACATTCAACCTGCCGTGAACTTCCCACCAATGACAGCGAAATATCTCTATGAAAGATTTACTGAAGATATCAAAGATCAAGAAGTTATTAAAATCTATGATCCGTCCGCAGGATGGGGAGGTAGGATTCTCGGAGCGATGTCCGTTCGTGATGACCGAAACATTCATTACATCGGCACTGACCCTAACGTTGATAATTATTTGCCAGATGGTTCCTCGAAGTATTCAGCCATCGCAGATTTATACAACACAAAAACAAACCGAGCCAACACATTTTTTAATGGACCTGTTAACACTTATGAAGTCCATTGTCTTGGGTCCGAAGTAATTCAGTTTGAAGAAAAGTTTCAGAAGCACAAAGGTGAGATTGATCTCGTCTTTACCTCACCCCCATACTTCAACCGTGAAGCATACAGTGAAAATGAGAATCAGTCTTACAAGAAGTTTGGTTCCTCCTATGAGTCGTGGAGAGATGGCTTCCTTCGTCCCACGTTGGAAACGGCAGTCACTTGGTTGAGATCCGAGAGATATCTCTTGTGGAACATTGCAGACATTCTGGTGTCTGGTAAATACCTTCCGCTTCAGGAGGATACTAAAAATATTCTCGAAGAATATGGTGTCGAATATAAATATACATTGAAGATGGCACTCGAAGGAATGCCGGGACAGAATCGTGTAGGAGAAGATGGGAAACCAACTTGTAGGAACTATTGCAAAGTGAATGGTAGATACTTAAAACACGAGCCAGTTATGGTGTTCTGGAAGCCATGAACCCTAAAGGGAATTATAAACCATTGGATATCAGGGGTTTACCCAGAGTTTATGAAAAGGACGATGTTGTTACTTTTAACGGCTCGTCTTTTGTTGCAAAAGTCAGAAACACTTATCTTGATGGAACACCAGATAATAGTAAGATTTGGCTTTTACTGTCGGACAGCATTACACACACTTCCGGAAAAAATCCTCCAACTGATGCCAAAGCCGGAGATGAGTGGTACGACACAAATAGTGGTATATTATTTAAATATATTGATGACGGAGATTCTAGACAATGGGTTGAAATTGTTTGAATTTTTGTTATGATATATGAAAAGGAGTGATAAAATTATTCTCATTGATAACAACCAGATAATTCTTTCCAGCATTTTTACCGCTGCAAAGTCGGCAGAAACCGAAGAGGATTATGGATTTATTCGTCACCTTGTTCTGAACACTTATCGAAAGTATATTTCAAAATTTCGATCTAACTATGGTGAACTAATTGTCTGCAACGACTCTAAAAATGTTTGGAGAAAAGATTTCTTTCCAAATTATAAGAAGAATCGAAGTGAAAGACAGAAAAAATCAAAGTACGATTGGGGTAAAATCTTTAACGAACTTCATACAATCCGTGAAGAGATGAAGGGAATTTTTCCATATCGTTTTGTTCAAGTGGAGCGTGCTGAAGCAGATGATGTGATAGCCACCATCGTTAAAAACTTTCATCAGAAAGAAAAAATTATGATTGTTTCTTCTGACAAAGACTTTCAACAACTTCAACGTTATCCAAACGTGAAACAATACAGTCCTGCGAAAAAAGGTTTGTTGACATGTGATGATCCACATGGATTTCTTCTTGATCATATTGTTCGTGGAGATTCAAGTGATGGTGTTCCAAACGCTCTCAGCGACGATGCCGTTTTTGTGGAAGGACGCAGACAAACACGGTTAACAAACAAAAAGATTGCTGAACTGAAAGAGGTTGGTTTCATTCAAGAAGGAAACTTTATGGAACGCAATCAAAGACTTATTGACTTGACTCATGTTCCCGATTATATTCAAGAGGAAACCATGAGACAAATGGAAACAGAAATTAGTGGGGATCGAAGTAAGATCCTAGAATATATGATGAAGTATCGTTTACGGAATCTAATTCAACATTTGGAGGAATTTTAAGTGGATAAAAGAAAAAAATCAAAGAAGTCCTTTGATTCAGACGAGAATGTTTACAGGACACGAGGCACAAGAAAGAATCAGCGACGACGAGATCGCAATAGCAGCAAGAAAATGCTTCGTGACATGCAACACGATCCTAAGCGATACGAATTTTATGATGATTAAATAAGTGAGGTTTATATTATGAGCAAAATTTCAATTTCTAAAGAAACACTTGCGGTGTTGAAAAACTTCGCAGGGTTTAATTCTAATGTCCTCGTTCCAGAGGGTAATGTGATCAAGACGATCACACCAGCGAAGAATGTGATGGCTATTGCCACTGTGCAGGAAGAGTTTCCTGTTGAGTTTGGTATCTGGGATCTGAACAAATTTATCGGGACTGTCTCTCTGTTCGACAATCCGACATTCGAGTTCTTCGATAATCACATGAAGATTCATGGTGGTAGCGGATCTTCGATCAAATACATGTATTCCGCAAAGCGATTGTTGACAATCCCTGAACGTGATATCAATATGCCAGATCATGTGGTGGAGTTTGATCTTCACGAAGATAGTCTGATGGAGTTGAAGAAGGCCGGTGCTGTTCTTCAACTTGAGGATCTTTCGATCTCTTCTGACAATGGTTCTGTTGTTGGAAAAGTGTTTGACAAATCGGATCCAACAAGCAATAATTACTCCATCGAACTCGGTGATCTCTCTGGTGGTAAGAAGTTTGACTTCCACTTCAAGTTGGAAAATCTTCGATTCCTCCCCGGCGATTACACTTGCCAGATCACGGAGAAAGTTGTGAGTCGTTTTGCTTCTGTAAACGATGATCTCGAATACTATGTCGCATTGGAATCCACTTCTAACTACGAGGGATAATTTTGGAACAGAAACAGTTTTTGTGGGTCGAGCGGTATCGTCCGCAGACCATTGATGAATGTGTTCTCCCAGAGGACTTGAAAGAGACATTCAAAGATATGATCCAGTCCGGTGAGAGCCAGAACCTCATGTTCTCCGGCTCTGCTGGCACTGGTAAAACCACGGTTGCACGAGCGATCTGCAACGAGTTGAACGCAGATCATATTGTGATTAACTGCTCGGAGAGTGGCAACATTGACACGCTTCGGACAACGATTCGTGACTTCGCAAGCACAGTGTCACTCAACGGAGGTAAGAAGGTTGTCATCCTTGATGAATTTGATTATTCAAACGCTAACTCTATCCAACCCGCACTTCGGGGAGCGATTGAGGAATTTGCTGATAATTGCCGCTTTATATTAACATGCAACTACAAGAATCGAATCATTGAACCGATTCATTCTCGATGCACCAATGTGGAGTTCCGTATTCCAGCGAAGGAGAAGCCGTCTATCGCTTCGCAGATGATGAAGCGTTGCGGATCCATTCTCGACGGGGAGGGGATCAAATACGATCCTAAAGTCCTTGCCGAACTGATTATGCGATACTTCCCAGACTTCCGACGAGTTATCAATGAACTCCAGCGATATTCCGTTGCTGGTGAGATTGACGTTGGTATTCTGAGTCGCATCGGTGAGATCCATGTCAGCGATTTGATGACTCACATGAAGGAGAAAAACTTCAAAGAGGCACGAAAGTGGGTTGTCGATAATCTTGACAACAGCGTCACGGATCTGATGCGGAAGATTTATGATGCGATGTATTCTCACCTCAAGGAACCCTCCATCCCACAAGCGATTGTAATTCTCGGTGAGTATCAATACAAAGCGGCTCATGTTGCCGATCAAGAGATCAATATGGTGGCATGTATCGTGGAGTTGATGTCCTCTTGTGAGTTTAAGTAATAAAAACCCTAAATATGGTATAATTGTCTATTGGAGAAGAATATGAATTTGAGTGAAACACTTAATTCGCTGAATTACGATAAAAAAAATCTCATGTCATCCGATAAAATGTCGGAGTCAGATTATGCTCCGTTTATTATTAATAAGTGTTTTTCTTATTTTACGGATACTATTCTTTACGCAAATGAGATGAACCGAAACGCTCACCTCGAAAATAGACTCCAGTATGATTACTACTTACACTCTCTGCGGAAAAGGAAAAGATTTTCACGTTGGGAGAAGAATAACAAATCCAAAACATTTCTTATCGTCAAAGAGTATTATGGATACTCCAACTCAAAGACAGAAGAGGTTATGGATCTACTAACAACAGAACAAATAAAAGAGATAAAGCATTTGCTTGAAACAGGGGGTCAGGGTGGAAGAAGAGGATGATATCTTCAAAGGTCTTGGTATTGAAGTTTCTTTGAACGAAAGCGAAGATTTTTTAAAGATAAAAGAAACCTTGACCAGAATTGGTGTTTCTTCTCGTAAAGAGAAAAAACTATATCAGTCCTGTCATATTTTACACAAAAGAGGTCGATACGTCATACTTCACTTCAAGGAACTCTTTGAATTGGATGGACTTGAAAGCAATATTTCTGATGAAGATATTGGAAGGAGAAACACAATTGTAAATCTATTGCAAGACTGGGGACTCCTCACCATCGTTGATGTAGAAGATTCAAAAGATCCAGTCGTGTCCCTCGCAAAAATGAAAATTATACCGCATCGTGAAAAAGATGAATGGGATCTTGTTCCAAAGTACCACATTGGAAGAAAAAAATGAACATAGAACTTGTGAGTTTTTATAGTGATGTTGATGATGGCACTTACTACTCAGATCATGCAAAAAGACTAATATCTGAGTGTGAAAGTCTTGGTATACCTTTTGATATAAAAGAAAAACAATCAGAGGGATCTTATCAAAAAAACTGTTTATCCAAACCAAGATTTTTATTAGAAACACTAATGACTAAAAAAAAGCCGTTCATTTGGATGGACATTGATTCTTACTTATTAAAACAACCTTTAGTTTTTGAGGAGTTAACGGAATTATATGATCTCGCTTTTGTTACATCAAACGGCGATTTAAGTGGTCTTAAAGCATCACCAATCATGATTAACATGACACCGAAAGCAATTTATTTTTTAGAAACTTGGATACAAAGCACCGAAAGAGTTGTGGAAAATAACGGAAAACATTTTGATCATGAGCCTCTTTTTATGATTGTTAACATGTTGCAACCACAAATGAACATGGCTTTTCTTGGTAAAGAATTTTGTGCGTGGCCAAAAGAACAAAATGAAAAAACTGTCGTTATGATGGGACTTTCGGACGTTGAAAGTAAAAAAGAAAACCTTCGTGCGATGGGTATGAGTGAGGACAAAATAGAATGGCAATCGGTGGGAAAACTTTAATACAAGCAGTGAGTCTTCACTTTGGTTCCGGGCCATCTAGTTGTGCCTTACACAAACCAGAGTCTTTCGAGTGGACGACCGGTAACGAAATGATTCGTGTTTATTGTGAATTGAATCTCGGAATGATTCCTCTGGACAAAACAAGAAAAAACTTTTTGTGGCTTTCAGAGTCAAAAGAGATAGATGCGGCTTTATTTGGTGATGTTAGATTTCGTTTGCATAAGTTTGCTCATCACTTTGATGGAATTTTTACACATGAACAAGAAATCATAGACGAGTATAAGAACGCTGTTTACGTTCCACCGATGAGTAACTACCCGTGGACTGATAAAAAATATTGGGGTATTCATCCAAAAACAAAAATGATTTCTTGTCTCGCTTCACGAAAAGCCATGTGTGCCGGACATCGAAATCGACACCAAATAGTTGATGATTGTTATGATCACATTGATTTGTTTGGTGGATATAGAGAAAGTCCAAGAGTGGGAAGTGGTGATTTTACCACAATTTGGCCGGGGAAAGAGGATGCTCTCGTTGACTATGCCTTCTCTCTTGTAATTGAAAACTCTGTGTATGACAAATACTACACTGAAAAAATTACAGATTGTTTTGCTACCGGCACAGTGCCAATTTATGTCGGGACTAAAAAAATATGTGAAGATTTTGATTGCAAAGGAATAATATTTTACGATAATCCAGAGCAGTTAAGTAACTTAACTATGGATGATTACAATTCCCGTATAGATAGTGTGAAGGAAAACTATAATCGTGTTTGTCAAATGAAAATATCGGACGATTACATGTTCGAGGAAGTGAAAAAGTTTTTATGAAACCAGTTGTTTATAATGGACATTACATCGTAAATAAAGATCAAATGGACTTCGAGCATCCAGTTGAAATTCATTTTACACGATTTGGAGAAAATCAAAGACCATGTGATGAATCCTGCCACATAGGATTTCATTCAACAGATACCTTTAAAGTTTTTTGTAATTTTAATGAACCAACGACATCAGAAAATACAGAGACAACAGAGAATGTAATAAATCAATCAAAAAATTATGATTTGATTCTTACCTCAAGAGACGAAATTATAGAAAAATGTGACAACGCTGTATTTTTTCCTTACGGTTCAACTTGGTTATACAAAGATATAGATCATCAAGATGGTATTGGTTTTTATCATCCATCAATTGATACACTACATGAAAATAAAACTAATGATATTTCTTTTTTGATAACACATCACCGTGGAAAAGAAGGATATGATCTTCGTCACAAAGTTTGGGAACAACAAAGAAAAATTAAAAATAAGCGTTTCTTTTCTAGTACGAGAAATCCAGTTTCCCTTGAGTGTTTGTTACCAAACGACGATAAGAAAGAACTTTTTAAATCGAAGTTTAGTATCATTATAGAAAGCACCAAAGAAGAAAACTACTTCACCGAAAAAATTTGTGACGCTCTGTTAGCGAAAACAATTCCAATTTATTGGGGATGTCCAAACATTGATGACTTTTTTGATCCACGAGGAATGATTATTTGTAACAGTGCTGAAGAAATTATTGAAGCATGTGAAAATTTAGACTATGGCTTTTATGACTCCGCTAAAAAATATGTAAATGATAATTTTGAAACTGCAAAAAAATACTGTGAACCTTTAAGTAAAAGAATTGAGTCTGAAATTAAAAGAGTATTAAAACCAAAACCAAAACAAGAAAAAAATATTGTTTTGAGTGTTGGTATTTTGACAGTTAAAGGGAGGGAAGCACTTTTCAATAGACTCATGGATAAGATTAAATCTAGTGTTAATTCTTGGCATGAGCATATTGAAGTTATCGTTTCACACGATAACAAGGAAAAATCAGTAGGAACAAAACGAAATGAAGTTTTACAAAAAGCAAAAGGAAAATATGTTTGTTTTATTGATGACGACGACATGATTTCTGATGTTTACTTCGATTACATAATGACTGCTATTCAACAAAAACCAGATTGCGATTGTATTGGATTTAACGGAATGTATTACATTTATGAAAGACCAGTCATGGTTTTTAAACACTCTTCAAAGTTTGAGGAACAGAGGTTGATTGAACATGTAAAGGTAGATGGACAGGAAATAGAATGTAGCGTCCAACGAAGAAAAGTTAATCATTTAAATCCAGTAAAATTAGATATTGCAAAAGCAGTTGGATTTGTAGAGGTTTCTAATGGTGAAGATTCAGATTACTCTCGAAGACTTGTTGGATCTGGATTATTAAAATCTGAAATTTACATAGACGAAATTTTATATCACTACCTTTTCAGCCCAGATCACACAGAAACACAAAAGGTTACTCAATGAAAAAAATAATATCTTTTAGTTTATGGGGAGACAAACCGATGTATAATGTCGGCGCAATTAGAAACGCTGACCTTGCTTCTGAACTATATCCTGATTGGACTTGTCGTTTTTATTTCGGAGAAACAACACCACAAAATACAATAGATCAATTGTTGGTAAAAAATAACACCCAAATGATACAAGTAAAAAATGCAACCAATGATTGGTCATCTACTCTGTGGAGATTTTTTGCCGTCGATGATTCCGATGTTGTTATCTTTCGAGACACTGATTCTCGTTTAAGCGAACGAGAAAAAAGAGCGGTTGATTCTTGGTTAAATGCCTCACAATCAGTTCACATAATGAGAGATCATCCAGAGCATACCGAAAAAATTTTAGCAGGAATGTGGGGTGTCAAGTGTCAACGCTTTAAAGAAACACTGCAAACAGATTCCTTTATGAATTTATGTCAATCATGGTTGAATACAGAAAACAGAGAGTTAGCAAACGATGAGAAGGGCACAGATCAAGAATTTTTAAGATATGTGTATGACAGAGTTTATCAAGATAGTTTTGTAAACGATACTTTTCCAAATAGAAACCCTTGGTCTGGTCGCTGCTCAAATCCCGATGGTTGGTTAAATAACAAACACACCGAAGTAAATGTTGGTTTTTCAAATCCATTAACAAATTTCAATATGTTTGTCGGACAAGTTTTTGATGAAAACGATAATCCAAATGTAGATTATGGAAAACGTTATGAAGAGTATTTGGAAAAAACTAGATGAACAAAGTAATATCATTTAGTTTGTGGGGAGCAAATCCACAATATGTTTTGGGTGCCATTTTAAATGTGGATATCGCAGAAAAAATGTGGCCCGACTGGAAATGTAGATTTTATGTTGCTCCCACCGTCCCAGAAGTTGCCATAACAGAATTACAAAAGAGAAGTAATGTTGAAATTATAACTAAGACAGATGATATCGGATGGAATGGTATGTTTTGGAGATTTCTTGCTGCGGGTGATCCAAATGTCGATGTCATGATTTCCAGAGATGCAGACTCAAGATTAAACGTTAGAGATAAAGCATGTGTCGATGAGTGGCTAGACTCTGGCAAAAGTCTTCACATTATACGAGATAATTGTCAACATGGGTGGTTGATATGTGGTGGTGCTTGGGGAATACGAAAAGGTCCTCTTGCAAGCATAGAAAATTTAATTGTTGAGTATTTAAAAATTGACGGAAGTAATTCACATGGTGTTGATCAAAGATTCTTATCTAAAATATATCCATACTTAGTTGGAGATTCTTTTACACACGATGAAGAATTCCCAGCAGGAAAACATCCTATGGAAAATAAACATAATCCACCGATACGAAGGTTAAAAGGAGATGGTTGGTGGAAACAAGATTTTCCGGAATGGCACAGTGGAATCGAAGATGACAAAGAAAATTACCCCGGATGGCAACCACCTCACGGGCCCGGACATTGTTTTCTACAATGTCCAGCGTGTAATAAATTTCACGATAACGATTATATTGGAAAGCAAAGATTTCCAAACAACGAAGAGAAAAAAAAGTATTCTCATGTGATGGAGGCATTATGAAAATAACTGTTTATGGTAAGGGGGATCTTGCAATCAATGTTTGTTCTTATCTTCTAAGCACAGACAATGAACTGACGGTTGTTCCAGTAATACCCGAACCGACATGGACATCTTCTCTGATTAATTGGTGCAAAGATTATGGTGTTCGTTATGTTGAAAGTGGTGACTATAAAAAACTTAAAACAAAAACAGACTTGGGAATCTCTGTGTTTTATGACAAGATTTTTAAAAAGGATTACATCGAGAGTTGTGGCAAACTGATTAACATTCATAACGGTCCTTTGCCAGAGTATCGAGGCATGTCACCAATTAACTGGGCTCTCAAAGATGAGAGGGAAGAGCATGGAGTAACGATCCACGAAGTAACTCCCGGCATTGATGATGGTCCAATAATCGCTCAACTTAAATACAGTATTTACCCAGAGTTCGATGAAGTGATTGATGTTTATAATAGATCGTTGGAATATGGAAGAGTTTTATTTGAAAATACTTTCCCGATTTTGTATGACATAGTGGCACGACAACAAGATGAAAAATTATCAAGTTATCACCACTCAAGTGAACATCATTTGTTGGGTGATAGAAAAAATTTTACTAAAAAGGATTCTTAATAATGTGGAGTGATTATGATCAAGATGATTTAAATCACGTTTGTTCATGGGATTTTTATCCTCACATTTGTGATTTAGTTTTATATGTTCCTGATGATATAGAAAAACTTCAGCCCGACATAAAAGATAATTGTCTCATCTTTATAAAAACCGATTTGGTATTCCAAGGACAAACCTCTGAACGCATCTGGAATAGATTACATGAAATTTATGAATCAACTGGAAAAAAATTTAATCTCGTGGTTCACTGTTCTGATAATGTTTTTCCGTCAAAAATTTTTCAAATGTATGACACGGATTGGATTTCCAATATTTTTGGTAATCAAGTAGACGCTCGACATGAGTTTAAAAAAACTAAAGTGCATCCAGTTGGTCAGGGATTTTATCCAAACGACAAAGAGATTTTAGAAAAAAGAAAAATTAGAAAACCACGAGGAGAAAAGTTAAATAAACTTGTTCTTCCGCCGGGAGATTGGCAATATGGAGCAAACACAATTCGACATATTGTCATTCCAGAGATTGCAAAAAAATTTGGAAATCAAGAGTGGCTTACCGGATCTTTCAAATCAATCGGTCCGACTGATCCGGATCAAATACCCCGTTCTGAATTTTTAGATTTATTAGATGAAAACAAATTTTCTTTGTGTATCCCCGGAAATGAAGGTTGTCAAGTCAATAGATTCTGGGAATCTTTAGCCGTCGATTGTGTCCCTGTTATGTTTCGTGAGTGTCATTTATGGAAGTCCAGCATGGAGGAGTTATGTTCTGTGCATAACTTACCATGTGTTTGGATTGATTCCATAAATGACATAAATAACATTGAAACCTTGTTTGATTATGAGTATGATTTTAGCAATGTTGAAAAAACTTTAATGATGAAATATTGGAAAGGTTTTATACATGACACAGTTGGAAAATAAAATAGGTCTAATTGGCTATGGTTATTGGGGAAAAATTTTACACTCCAACATTTCTAGAATGTATGGTGAAAATATTTCTGTGTATGATTCAATTCAAAGTATTGGATCATTTGATGAAATAAAAACTTGCAATAAAGTTTTTGTGGTAACACCAACACGAACTCACTATGAAATGGCTCTACCTCTTTTAGAAAATGGTATTGATGTTTTCTGTGAGAAACCTTTGTCTCCAAGTCTGAGAGAGTGTGAATTGCTTTATCAAACGGCAAATGCAAATTCGTCAAAGTTATTTGTTGATTGGGTTTTTACTTTTAATGATGCAGTCAATCACATCAAGAAACTTTATCACTCAGGTAAACTGGGTGGTTTGAGAAACGTGACGATGAATCGTTTAAACTCTGGACCAGAACGAAAGGATGTTTCGGCAAAGTGGGATCTCGCATCACATGATGTTTCCATTCTTCATTATATTGCAAACTGGTCTGATAATTGTGACGTTCTTCCCGTTGATGTAAATTGGAATTGCTATCGAAGAAACCCCGCAAGTTTTGTTGCCGACACTTGTGTTGGTAGCATTCGATATGAAACGTTTGACGCAATTATTCACAGCAGTTGGGAGTACGGTAGGAAAGATAGAAAATGTATTTTTGAATTTGATGCTGGTTTTTTAGAGTGGGATGATACAAAAAATAGCATCACACTTAACGGTAAACCTGAAACCTTTACAAAACTGGGATCCCCCTTGGAAAATTCAATAAAAACATTTGTTGAAGGTGATTTCCATAAACAAATTGATTTGACACTAACAGTAACGGAGACTCTTGAGCATGGCGAATAATGTAAAATTTAATGATCTCGGTAAACAATGGGAGATTATTAAGGAGCCTGTCATGGACAGACTTGAAACTCTGTTTACCAGTTCTGCTTTTATTAATGGTCCTGATGTAAGTCTCTTTGAAACAAACTTTGCAAACTACATTGGCACAGATTACGCTGTTGGTGTTTCCAACGGAACTGATGCTTTGAAGTTGTGTGTTCAAGCGTTGGAGTTGGAAGGTAGCGTTGGAGTTATCATCCCCGCAAACACCTTTATTGCCACCATTCTCGGTGCAGAAATGGCTCTACCAAACGCAGAATATATTTTGGTTGACTGCGATGAACATTATCAAATGGATCCCAAAGAGGTTGAAAGAGTTTTAAGAGGAAAAAGAGGCTGGTTGAGTAATTGTATTATCATGCCAGTTCACCTTTACGGACACGCTTGTGACATTGAAGAGATTATGAAACTTGCGGACGAGTTTAACTGTTGGGTAATCGAGGACTGTTCACAAGCACACGGGACACGGACAAACTCAGGAAAGCGTGTCGGACAATACGGACACATGGCTGCTTTCTCAATGTATCCCGGCAAAAACTTGGGTGCTGCTGGTGACGCTGGTGTGGTGACGACTAACAGTAAAGTATTTTATGATCGAATCAAACTCCTTCAAAACTGGGGTGCGACTAAAAAGTATTACTATGATCGAAAAGGATACAACAATCGTCTCGATACTTTGCAAGCGATCATCGTTGATGAAAAACTAAAACACTTGGACGAGTGGAACGCACATCGAAGAAAAGTTGCATCTTGGTATGAGGAACTTTTGACAAATGAAAAAATGATCAAACCAAAAGTTTCATCTTATTGTGGTGAGCATACTTATCACATCTACTGTGTTCGTCTAATTGATCTCGACAGAGATAAAGTCATGAAAACATTGAATGACAATGGCTCACAATGTGGAATTCATTATCCAATTCCAATCGAGGAAACAACCATCTATAAAGATCATGGTTGGGTGAACGAGAATACAAGAGAGTATGCAAAACAACTTTTGAGTTTACCCATGCACCCCTTTATGACAAGGGATGATGTGGTTAAAGTTACAGATATTTTAAATAAAATTTGAGGTAAAAAAGTGAATATTCATGATCCAAGAAACCCCGCAGGTATAAATTTTGAGACGGTATTGGAAAACCACATAAATTTAAACTCTGGTTTTTTTGTAGATATCGGTGCCTCTGATGGAATCTCAGATTCTAATTCTCACAAATATGCTCACGATGATAAATGGTCTGGAATATCCATAGAGTTTATTGAAAAAAAATATCATCAACTAATGAAGAATCAACCCTCTCCTAATGTTAAAAAGGTAAACGCAAAGGTTACTCCAGATAATATTATTAACATTTTACGAGAAAACAAATGTCCCAACACAATAGATTTACTTAGTCTGGATATAGATGGATATGACTACTATGTGTTAGAAAGTATTTTATCAGAGTATGATTGTAGAGTCGCAATTGTAGAGATTAATGAAAAAATACCAGTTCCTGTAAAGTTTTCGGTTTCATATGATCCAGATTATTTTTGGGACGATAGCCACTTTTATGGGATGTCTTTATCTAAGTTACATGATTTAACAGAAAAATTAAATTACACTATAGTTGATTATGTGTGTAACAATGCAATTTTTGTAAAAAATAATTTTTTGCCGTCTGAACATAAAAAACAATCAATTCAAGAATTATATGATAATGGATATAGAAAAAATCCATCGCTTCAGCCGTACTACAATGACAATGTGAAGCACTGGTTGGATTTAAGTCCAGAAGATGCTGTATTAGAGATAAACAACTTTTTTCATCCCAGAAAAAACTACACAATTAATATTTGAGGTAAAAAATGAAAGTTTTACTTTTACAAGATGCCGGTGTGCATGAAAAAAATAAACACTTAAGAGAGTGCATAACTTTACAAAAAGGATTCCGCAACATAGGATCTCATTGTGATATCTGGGGAAGAGATCACTCACACTGTGATATTAACATTCTTCCCGACTTTGATTCATATGATTTAATTATTGATTTGTGGGAAGCGTATCATTCAAGGTTAAATCTTAGTAAGGTAAAGACCAAGAAATTTTTATTTTCTTGTGACGCACATGTTAATGGGGAACAAACATATATTGATATTATGAATCAGGGTGGGTTTGATGCTATCCTGACAAACGCTCAAGGACTTTTCACAGATGTGGAATCATATTGGATAAAACCTTTAATTGATCCTGATTTTATTAAAAGAAAAAACAGAGACAAAAAAAGTTTTTTGGGCTTTTGTGGTAATAGAAACCCGCAAAGGAATGAATACATTGATAAACTCACTGATGAATTTAATCTTCATCAAGACATATTTGTTATCGGTGACGACATGGTAAATGCGATTAACTCATACGAAATACATTTTAACAAAAACTTAGGTTATCCTCATGGATTTGCATACCGTATCGCTGAAACTTTGGCATGTGGCTCAGTTTTACTTACTAATGAGAGTTACATGAATGAGATGGTTGGACTCAAAGATAAACAAAATTGTTTAATATACACAGATTACGACGATATAAAAGATAAATTGAATTGGGTTTTGGAGGATAGAGAAAAACGTATTAAAAAATTGTCTGACGCTGGGTATGAACTTAGACATCAATTTTCCACGACAGAAACTGCCAAAAAAATATTAGAGGTGTTGTAAAATGTATTATTATCCGGCACGAAAAAATGTTTACAGTCAAAATGGTGAAGATGGAGTTTTACATCAATTGATTGTGGAACTTGGATTGATTCCATCCAACATGTGGTGCGTTGACGTTGGTGCATATGATGGAACCTCTTATAGTAATGTTTATCGTTTTATCGAACAGAACGCAAACGCTGTTATGATTGAGCCATCTATTGTTGGAGGAGCCTGTGAATCTAAATTTGAAAAACTAAAAGAACTTCCTGATCGTTTTCCAAAAGTTATTCCATTAAACTATGCCGTCATCCCTAATTCTTTTTCTAAAGAAAAAAGAGATGGAACTATTTCTTCCATTGAAAATAATGATGCAAACTGTGGAAAAAAAAGAGAAACTCCACTGATTGGAAAATCATTAGATGAAATTTTATCTGAAACAAATATACCAGATGATTATGACATTCTTAATATTGACACAGATAAATTTGATCACGAAATATGGTCTGAATATACCGGCAATCCTAAGATTGTAATTATTGAAATTAATTCTTCAATCAATCCGGAGTCGAATGAAAAAGGATCTGATGTGTCTTCTTTTTCATATAGTTTAAACCTCGCTAGAAAAAAAGGTTACTCTCTTATTTGTCACACTGGAAACATGATTTATGTTCGAGATGACTTACTTGAAAAATTATCTATCCCATCAGAATTAATAAATACAGTATCTTTGTTTAATAGGAATTGGCTTCGTGGATAACACTCAAAAATATTGTTTCATTCATATACCTAAAAACGCAGGGACAGCAATTGTTAAATCCCTTAATCGTGAAATAGTTTGGTATGTTGGACATCACAGTATTGGGGTGCAATCACTTTCATTACCAAAAGACATAAAATGTTTTGCTGTCGTCAGAAATCCTTTTGCTAGACTTTTGAGTTGGTTCATGTATCATAAAGGAAGTGGTAATGTTGGTGCAACTCATTTAAAACATTATCGTCTAACCGATTCATTTAAACAATGGGTGATTGAAAAAAAATGTTTTCATGACGATTCTAATGTTTCTGATTATCCAAAATTTCTTCCGAAGGATAACCAAGATATTTACTGTCAAAATAATTGGATAAAAAATACCGCTGGAATACCATGTAAAATTTTAAGATACGAAAATTTAAATGAGGAGTGGGAAAATTTTAGAGGTGAACTTCAGGCAGAAAAATTAAAAATAGAAAATGAAACAAGAATAAAATATCACACTTACGATAAAAATGATTGGAGATCACATTACGATCAAGAAACTATAGATTGTGTTTCAAATATGCCAGGCATTAAAGAAGACATGGAAACATTTAATTATACATTTGAGGAGGACTGATGAAATACTTAGTAACAGGCGGGGCAGGATTTATTGGATCAAACATTGTTAACTCTTTGGTGGACGCTGGACACGGCGTTATTGTCATCGACAACGAGTCATCCGATTCTCACGAATATTTTCATTATAATGACAGAGCAAAATATTACAGACATGATATTTGTGATTATGAAAAAATTAAACACTTGTTTGAAAATGTTGATACTGTTTTTCATTGTGCTGCGGAGGCAAGAATTCAACCTGCAATTATAAATCCGCTTAAAGCAGTGATGACAAATTCCTATGGAACATGTTCTGTTCTTCAAGCGGCGAGAGAGTCTGGAGTTCGTCGTGTCGTTTACTCATCAACCTCATCCGCATATGGTTTAGTTAATCAAATCCCTAATGTTGAAACTCAACCGGATGATTGTCTCAACCCATATTCCGTATCAAAAGTATCGGGAGAAAAACTCTGTAAGATGTATTCAGACTTGTTTGGTCTAGAGACTGTGGTGTTTAGATATTTTAATGTTTATGGAGAAAATCAACCAACAAAAGGACAGTACGCTCCCGTGATTGGTTTATTCTTAAAACAAAGAAAAAATAAAGAACCACTGACCATCGTTCCAGACGGTGAGCAGAGAAGAGATTTCACTCATGTTTCTGATGTGGTGAGTGCAAATATTCTTGCGTCAACTGTAAAATTAGAAACATACGGACAAGTTTTTAACGTTGGAACTGGAACTAATTTTTCTGTGAATGAGATTGCAAAATTAATTTCAGATGACACAGTTTTAATTGATCCTCGTCCGGGCGAATCAAGAGAAACACTTGCCGATATTACAAAGACAAAGAAAACTCTTGGGTGGAATCCGAAAGTCCAACTTGAAGATTGGATTGCCCAGCAACTATGAAATTGTTTACCATGACAACAACTGGGAACACACGAATGTGTGCGAACATGATTCATTCCCTTAGACAATTTTCGGACACACCCGTTTTAGTTTATTGCGACGATGAAGCAAAACTAGAGTTAGAAAATTATATTGGAAATGAAAACAATATTGAAATAAAAGAGACAAACTGTGGAATTAAAAACTACAATGAATATGGCTCTGATAACTTTGTTGAGTTATGTTTTAAGAGAATAGAGCATTTAATAACAGAGTTAGAAAATAGTAATGAAGATTTTGTTATGATTGACACTGATGTTGCATTTGCTGGTGATCCAACAGGGCATTTGGAGTTGGTTCAAAAATTAAGCGATTATGATTTTGTTTTCCAAACAGATCAACCAGTTGGTTCTACAATTTGCAATGGGTTTTTTTATATTCGCAACAATCAAAAAACAATAGAGTTTTTTAAAAAGTTTTTGATCCTATCAAAATCATTTAGAGAAAACGAGAAAACAATTAAAAATAAAGAGATTCACGATCAATATCTTATGAATCAAATTTTAGTTAATAATCATCCGCAAGGAAGAGAACTAAATAGTATGGTAAAATGGTCTTTGTTTCCAGTTACTTTTGCAACAAACGGTCATTTATACTTTAGTGTGAACGAAACTTTCGGATCCGAACTTGTGGTTCATTGTAATTTTTGTGTGGGTGAAAAAATAAAAATCGAAAGATTGAAATCTAAAAATCTTTGGTTCATGGGAGATGATGATGAGTAAACCAACTGTAACGCTTTGTATGATTGTAAAAGACGAGTCGCACATTATTCTTGACTGTCTTAAATCTATCGCTCCATTTATAGATCAGTATCACATTACCGATACTGGTTCAACCGATGGTACGCAAGATTTAATTAAAAACTTTTTTGAAGAGGCAAATATCCCCGGTGAAGTTCATCAATCTGATTGGAAGGGTTTCGGTAAATCAAGAACGGAGTCAATTGAGAACGCAGAGAAAAGTGGATGCGACTATGCTTTGATTATTGATGCCGATGACTTCGTGACGGGTGATCTCCCAATCCCCCCAATCGAGGATCACGTTGATGGTTATTCTTTGAGAATTACCAGAGGAGAATTTACTTGGTGGAGAACACAGTTAATTAAACTTTCGAGTAAGTGGCATTATGTTGGTGTTCTTCACGAATATGCTTCGACGAGAGAAAAACCACAACCAAACGTTAAGAGACTGGATGGTAATTACAATATTAACGCTCGAACCGAGGGTGCAAGAAACGTTGGAATTGATCCTGTTGAAAAGTATAGTAGAGATGCAGAAGTTCTTCTCTCTGCTTTGACAGATCCTGAAGATCAAAACTATGAGCCAGATAATGGTCGTTATATGTTTTACCTTGCACAATCATACTTTGACTCACAGCAGTGGGAAAAAGCGGAGGAATGGTATAAGAAACGAGCGGATCATGGTGGATGGGGTGAAGAGGTTTTTTATTCACTGATGAGAGTTGCAATGTGTAAAGCAATTATCGGTGAAGATCCACAGAACATTATTTACGCATTCTTAGAGGCACACAATTCACGACCAACGAGAGCGGAACCTTTATACCATATTGCCAGAACGTATAGAGAAATTTTGGAAAAACCTGCTCTGGGTTATATTTTTGCAAAACGAGCAGCCGAGATCCCATACCCTGAGCAAGACATTCTTTTTATCACTGATGAGGTTTACAAGTGGCAAGCACTCGACGAACTTGGAACCTGTGCCCACTCTGTTGGTGATATTCATACTGGTTACTTTGCGACAAAGAAACTGTTGGAAGAAAATAGACTTCCAGAGGAGCAAGTTGAAAGAGTTGTAAAAAACCATACGATTTACCATCAAATGGTTTCTCAATACCAAGAAAAGATCGTCGCTGAAGAGCAACAAAAAATCATTCAAGAAAAAGCAGAAAAAGTCGAAAAAAAGAAACAAGAAAAACAGGCTCGAAAAACCAAAGTGAAGAAGACAACGAAACAAAAATCAAGACGACAAAAGATGAATAAATAGTTCTATGAAACG